CTTTGCGGATAAACTATATCTCTGGTGCGGATTGACCTCCAAAATCTGCGACAAGTGCGATTCTACGCCTTCTTTGGGGGACTCCCCAAAACTGTGCATCGAGAACTCTCCAGGCAACGCTCCAATTGTCTCCCATGATGCATCCGCTTGTAGGCCATCCCTTCTCAGGTACAGGCACATTGGGAGCTTCCGGGTAGGCAACTTTGATTGCTTCTTCAAGGACCGCTGCGAAGTCTTTTCCTTGGTTGGAGCTGAATGCTCCTGGGACATTTTCCCAGACCATGTATCTAGGTCGAATAGACTCACCTGTTCTGCCTCGTTGTTCATCTTTGTGTCTCATCTCCTTGATAATTCTGATTTGCTCCATGTACAGTCCAGAACGCTCACCTGCGAGTCCTGCTCTCTTGCCAGCAACAGACAAGTCTTGACATGGACTTCCACCAATGATGCAGTCTACTGTAGGAGCATTACATCCTTTGATTTTTGTGATATCTCCTAAGTGTTTCATGACCCACCCCCATCAGAACGGCAGGTTCGCATCGGTATCGTCAAGCATTGCAAAGTCAGATTGGATTGCACCCTGTTGCTGATACTTGTCAATGAGTGCCATAGACTCCGGGAAGCCACCTGTGTAGCCAGTGGAATTATCTTCGGAAGATTTCTTGCTGTCTCCGAAGTACACAGAATCTGCGACCACCTCTGCATTCCGTCTCTTATTGCCGTCTTTATCCGTCCATGTGCGGATCTGCAATCTGCCGGAAGCGATTGCCATACTACCCTTGGTGAAATACTTACTGACGAACTCAGCCGTGTTTCTCCACGCATTGCAGTCAATGAAGTCAACTTCCTTCTCGCCTGCCTCATTTTTTCTGTCTCTGTCAACAGCCAGGGTAAAGGATGCCACGGCAATGCCACTGCCGGTTCTACGAAGCTCAGGATCTTTGGTCATACGGCCCATGATTGTGATGTGGTTAAGCATTGGTAGTTACCTCTCTTTCTAAATTGCAACGATTTTGAAGTTCGTAAATTCTGCTTCTAAGTGCTTCGATTTCTTCTTTCAACATCTTGTTTTCACTGTCTCGTTTGTACTTGTCCTCGTTAGCTTTGGCGATGTCATACTGCTTGGTGGCATTGGAAGTCACCAGTGAGCGATATTCTGCCAAAGTAATGGTGATTGTCAGTTCGTTTTCTGCGACAAAATCTTCGCCCTTCCACTGGAAAGATTCCATTTTTTTGTCCAGTACGGCACTAGTCACATTTACACTTTCTGCCATGATATATTCCTCCTTAGTTTCTCAGCCGATAAGTGCAGTAGCTCGTCTGCTCTCCGTATCGGTTTTTCCCTTTTGTTCTCTCGGATACGATGTCATGACCTCTTCCCTTGAGGTCAGCGATTCTGCTTGCCAGTCTCATACAGCCATACTCTTTGATGGCTATCATCGGATCGATGGCACCGTAATCCTTCATATGGCGAAGGATACGGTCACATTGCGTAAGATTAGCCATATCCATGTCCTCCTATCAGCAGACCCACATAGAACTTGTGGGTTCTTTCAGTTTCTTAGTTTCCTTACACCAGTCGCAGGATTCACACCTGTCCGGCTTCACGATTCCCTTCTTGACCGCATCGTAGCCGATGATGTCTCGCTTGAATTCGTCCATGGCAAAGTCGAGATGACTCTGCTCAATATGGAGAATGTCAATATCCGTCACCTTTTCCTTGGTGGCTGCAGACAAGAAGAATGGGAGTCTCTTTCCTGTGTTTTGGTACACAATCTCTTGGTATACGGCACCTTGGGTATCGTAGTTCCAAGCTTCCCACCACATTAGCCGACCCTTGTCTTCAACATAGATGGGAGCGAAGTCCTTCATAATCTTTCCGTCAACTATCTTGTCCGGGTGCAGGGTATCAATCTTAATCTTGACAAGAACGCCTTCAATTTCACCTGTCATGATGACCTGTCTCTCACCACCTGTGAGGTACTTCATCATGAGCCGATCCTTTTTGATGCGCTCGATAATCTGCTCAGCCTGGATATACTCAGCCTTGAGTGAGCCGTCCTTCTTGAACAGAGCAGGATGCGTAGCTTTGAACAGTTCCAGTTCGTTATCGAAGTAGGAATCAACATAAGAGCCGACCAGTAGTGCAGGCGTTTCCTCACGGACATACTTGCCTCGAATCTCTGCCAAAGCCATGTCAGGACACTTTCTGAAGTTCTTCCATTGGCTCACAGAGAAATACTCACGATTCGCTTTGGCACTAAAGTAGTTGGCGTTCGTCAGTTTCATTTGCTTTCACCAGCCTTTGCCTCAGCTTCAGCACAAGCAGAACACAGGGCCTTGCCGTACTTCTTCTTTCTCCACATAGCCACCTGAGCAGATGTCAAACTGCCTTCCTGCTGAATCTCTTTGCCACAGGACTCACACTTAGTAACAGGCTCGGTCTGCGCCTGGGGCAGTTTGCTACGGACACGAAGCGCATCCACCACATCACCGAATGCCTTAACTTTCTCGCTTCCGATTTGAATCTTGTGTCCAGACCACTGCTCGACATAGGGAGACTTGAGTAGTTTCGTAATCTGCTTTAAGTTGGTCTTGTTGCAGATGAAGGGTTTTACAGGTTCTTGGAAGTGCATCACCACGCATTGCTCCTTGCTGCCGTCTGCACCCATAACCAGTTCTTGTCCCACACTCTTGATGGTTAAGACAATGTCTCTTCCGTCCGGCAGAGAGTACACACCAAGGTAGTTGGGGTTCGTCATAGATTTCCAATGTGTCTGTGCCATTATTTCTTACCTCCCACTCTCTGATCCTTGTAGGTCAGCTTCACATTCTCACTGGTATAGCGGTAGACTGCATAACACACCACCGCACCCACAATGCAAACGATTCCCAAAAAAGTATCTAAGTTCATATCAAAATCCTTTCTTAATTAAGCCCCTTAGGGCATCTCTCACTTGTTCTTCTCTTCTCGCCCTCTCCTGGTCATCCAAGATTGGACTATGAATTCTCACTGTGCAGTTTCCGACTTGAATCGTCTTTGTCTCGTAACCTGCCTTGATGCCGGTTACCCAATCAGCAGGGGTCATCATAGTCCTCTACCTCTGCCAGGGCATTCAGCACCTCCATCGTGATGCCTGCCTTCTCCAAGGCCTTGCCCTTCTTCTCCAGGTCACGAAGCTGATACAGGAACTGCCGTCTGCGATAACGGATTCTATGCTCTCGTCTCGCCAGAGCTACCAGTGGACTCTGTCTCAGTCTCTCAATCTCCTGCTCTACCTGCTCGTCCGTTAAGCCGTAATCTTTTGCCATATTGCTTTTCCTCCTTTGTAATTAGTTCGTGATTACCGAACCTTTTGGGTAAAAAAATATTCACCTACTTCACCAATAGAAATGTCCAGAATCTGGCGGATCAAAAAGATCTCTTTTTGCTTGAAATTAGCCTTATTGTTCAACTTCTCACTCATAGAACCTGGTGTAATACCAATGAGTTTCGCCAAGGTTTCTTGAGTAAATCCCTTTTCCTTGATTCTTCCAAGCAATTTAGAATAATCAAATTCCATAGTGCTTCCCCCTCTCTTCTTTTGTATGCGTGTCAGTTCGTTTATTACGAACTGCAACACAAACATACCACAGCTGTAGAACGATGTCAAGAGGAAATTCGTCTTTTACGAAAAAATTTTTCGTGAAGGGCGAACAATATATTGATTTTAAGTAGTTTAGGTGGTATTATAAGGACAAGGAGGTGATAACGAAATGTATCAAGATCAAATAGAAACCTGTGCCGCAAGAATAAAAAAGGCATTATCGATTCGAAATATGAAGCAATCAGAATTATGTGCAAAAACGAAAATATCAAAAAGCGTACTTAGTGAATACATCAGCGGAGTCTACGAACCGAAGCAAGATAGAATTTTCATTCTCTCCCAGGCATTAAATGTAGACCCTGTATGGCTTATGGGATTCGATGTCCCTATGGAAAAAGAAGATAAAAAAATCTCCTCCGATGAGCTGGCACTCACCGAAGGAGAAAAGGCACTTATTAAGTTACTGCGCAGGGTTCCGGCTGCAGAACAGCCGATTGTGATTGAAAAGATTCTCTCTGCATTAGATGATCTAGGATAACTTGCATTGCAATCTGCATTGCTAGTTCCGGGTCTTTACTTTCTCTTATTTTATTTATAACTTCAATTTCACTATGTACCATAATTCCGATCCCCTTTCGCAGTTCCTTTGCCGAACAAGTGTTCTAGTAAAATTATAGTTAGTCACATCTAAACAGTCAAGTGTAAATATTGGAAATTAGTCCAGTTAATTGGACAATTAAAAATGAGGTGTAATAATGGACGATTACGAGTCCCAATATGAAGAGTATAAGAAATCACTTTTGAGATCGAACTATTTTATGACGAAACTCAGAGAAGAACAAGAAAATTCTGTTTACACAGTAAGAGATTACATTGACAGAGATGGTGTACTTCCGAAAGTTGGCGTGCTATCCGGTGTTGGTGGTTTTTGCTATGCACTTTATTTTAGTCTTGTACAGTTGGATGAATTTCCTGGAATAATGGTTCGTGCGATTTTAGTAACCGTAGGAACGGTATGTTTTTTCTGGGCAGGTTATATCGGATCTAAATTCAAGGAAGACATTGGAAAAACAAACTTCAGTTCCTGTTATTTTGATAGGCACATAGAGAAACGAGCCACAAGCGATAAGGAGATGGAGGCGAGAAATATCGTACGAAGTTTCCTCTCCAGGGAAATAGATAGTGAAGAATTTCAGAAACGATACGAAGACCTTTCTAAATATGATCGCTTTGCAGAAGACCTGAAGAACGATTGCGATTTCAGTTCCAAAACAAAAAAATATTTTAAGAAGATGTGAGGGCTTCCAACCGCCAAGCTATCCACCCCCACACCCGGATGATAGGCCATTGCTGACCTGGTATTAGCCTATCATTTCAAAACCAAAAAGTAAACCGTAATATATTAGGATTTTACGGCAAAGTTTTAGGGTGACACCCTAAAATATTAGGGTTTTACCATAACATATTACCGAAAAGAGGGCATGACATTGAAAACAAGACAAGACCCAATCACAAAACCATATTATAGATGCCTATCCTGTGCAAAGTTTAGGAAAGCTTGTGGTGGAATACCCACAAGAGATTTAGACCTGCAAAACTGGTGCGAGTATATGCGTGATGTAAAAGAGATTGCCCATTTAACCAATGCGTATATCTCAAAGGAATCAGAGGTATCTATAAAAACGATAGAGCAAATTATGGCTATCAGCTGCGAACATGATATTCGCAGAGCATCCGCTAGAAGAATCGAGCAGGTTGTTATAGGTCCTGTAGCTAAATACTTTTGTGACCTCGATTATGATGGTAGTGCAGCTACGGATAGAATCAACGCACTTCTCGTACAGATTGAACACTTGCAAAAAGAAAACGAGCGTTATGCAAAATTTATAGATAAATACCTAGAATGAAAGGAGCGAATAAATGAGTCAAATATCACCAGAACTAAAATTTAAGATATGGATCATGTACCTGCGTAAGTCTAGGCAGGACGATCCGAATGAAACTGTAGAGGAAGTCCTTGCCAAGCATGAAGCACAGCTACAGGATTGGGCTGAGAGGGAGCTAGGTTACCGTATACCAGAGGATTATATCTTCCGTGAGATTGTTAGTGGTGAGAGAATATCGGACCGTAAAGAGCTACAGAAGGTCTTAAGAGCTATCGAGAGTGATGAGGTTGCTGGTATCATCTGCAAAGATGCGCCTCGACTTTCAAGAGGTGACCTGCTCGATTGCGGCACATTGATGACCACACTACAGTTCACTTCCACATTGGTAGCCACTCCGATGATGGTTTACAACATCGAAGACAAGATGGAGCGCAGATTCTTCCAGGACGAATTGCTTCGTGGTAGTTCTTATTTGGACTATGTCAAAGAGGTGTTGGCTATCGGCAGAGAAGTCGCAGTAACAAAAAGAGGTGCTTTCATTGGCTCGACTGCTCCCTATGGATACAAGAAGGTCAAAATTGGAAAACTCTGCACCCTTGAGCCACACGAAACAGAAGCTGATGTAGTTCGCATGATGTACGATTTGTACCTCAACCATGATATGAGCTTCCATGCAATTGGAAGAAAACTGGATTCTATGGGCATCAGACCAAGAACTGGCATCTGCTGGAGAGACACATCCATCCGTCAGATTATTTCCAATCACCACTACGATGGCAAAGTTGTTTATGGTAAGAGAAAGACCAAGACCGTCATCGAAGACGGCAAACAGGTTCGTAAGAGAAAGCGATTGACAGATCCGGACCAATTCACCGTGGTGGACGGAGCGCACCAGGCATTGGTCGATCACGAAACATTCGTCAAAGCAAATGAGAAGCGAACCAATAATCCTCGTGTCATAAAGGATCTAAAGGTGTCCAATCCCCTTGCCGGTGTGCTTTTTTGTTCAAAGTGCGGACACACCATGAGAAGAACACCATACACACTCGCAGACGATCGTTACGCCTGCAACTACCACCAAGTAGCCTGTATGAAGTCCATCAAGATGAAGGAAGTTATCGAGTCCGTCATCACATCTCTGGAGCAGGCAGAACTTCCGAACCTCAAAGCAAAAATGGAAAATGGTCAAGGTAACTCAGTAGCCATACAGCAGAAGATTCTTGATGGTCTGATGAAACAGATGGCTGAGTACAAAGAGCAGGAAGAGATGCAGTACGAGCTTCTGGAGACAAAAAAATACACGCATGAGCTTTTCGAGAAACGAAACGCAGCTCT